TTTATCGTCATCTTCTGGGAGTTCGAAAGAGGGTGGCCTCAAATTAAACAGGTCCGCAAAACCAAAATTAGTTGGGTCCCCTTCCGTTGGGGGCTCTTCCGTTGGGGCCACTTCCGTTGGGGCCACTTCCGTTGGGGCCACACCTTGGTTGCTATAGAATGCAGCCAAAATGTTTCTAAAGTTATCCGCTGTGGCACTTCCCGGCGATCCCAGAAGAGGTGGCTTTGCCACGTTCTCCCCAGTCGAGGCGTCATAAACATAGCCCTCTGACGCCAAACCTGATTCTAAAAGATACAGAATTTCCCGTTGTTTTTCAAGGGGTAAGGTCTTGTTGACAAAGCCCCTCATTAACTCATTATTGAAAAGCTGGTTATAAGGTAACCTTGCTTTTTGACTGAATGGTGAAAACGCCGCATCGGGCTCGTCGGGGATTTTTTCTGCAGCGGCTGCTCGCAAGTTAGTTCCTGGAAGCCCCAATTGATCAGATATATTTGACCAACGATACGCTTGCTCGTCCGTTAACATCATAGTCTGTAAAGTAGTGCCGTCCGGACCAACTACAGCATAGTTAGTGTAATCTGGGGTAACCGTGTCTTCTTCTGCGGTAATGGCCGATTGCATTGCCGCCAGATCCAGCTCTTGGAGCCGCTCTTGACGAGCTAAGTCAGCCTCTGCAAGGGCCCCGGTCCGTGCTGCGATAGTCGGGAACAACTCAGTTTGCGTCGCCGCCGCCGCTAAACGCTCTGCGGTGCTCATTGGAACCGCTTGCGGTGCTGTGAAAGCTAGCGCTGTGTTGGCGATGTCAAAAAGAACTTGAGCCTGCGTCTGACGCTTAAGCTCTTCTTGTGCTGCTGCATCTTGTTCTGGATCTACCACACTCCGGAAGAGGTCTCGGTACTGTGAAAAACGGTTGTTTAAAGAGCTTCCACCCAGACCAGATAAGGCCGAAGAGGGTGGTGTAGCCAGTCCTATTCCAGCCGGTTTTAGTCCCGGTGGCAGGGGAGCGGTAACCGCCCCGCCATCTTTAAAATTTACAGGAGGGGCGACCTCCGGGGCACCCATGCTGACTGTGGACATAATACCTTCGGCTAAGTCCCCCATCACGGGAGAGTTCATTTCCTCTTCCGCAATACTACCGATCCCTTGGTCAACACCCGCCATTTGAATGACAGGTTGAACCAAAGTTAAAACCGACTCCGGTGTTTGTTGCGCGTCTTCTGGACCAACCAAGCTAGCCAACTCGGAGCGCCGATCTTCGACAGAAGCCTCGTCGCCGCGCATCATGTTCATTACTTCTTCGTAGCTGCCCGCCTGCTCCAAATCACCTATGGTTTGTGAAGCTTGGGACAACATTGACTCAAGTTCGGCAGGATTTACCGCTTCTTGAGCCGTGGCCATCGGGTCTTCTATAGGCATAACAGGTGCCGGAGCGGGGGTCGCCATAGGCATGGCCGATGCAATCCCGCCCTCTTGCATGTATCGAACAGGTCCACCCTTGGCGAACATCTGACGTTCCATAACTGATCTGTTCATCATCCAAATAATCCTGCTCTTGATGCACCTGCGGCGGCGGACAATCCTGCAACACCCAATCCTAAGAAGCGTTCCGCAGGGGAGGCTTGCGGTACAAACGTGCTTGTTGCGGTCATTTGAGCCGAAGGTGTTCGTGCGTAAAGGTCGCTCAAGAAGCCTAGACGCTGGTACGGTTCCATCGTTTGAGCCATCTGAGACTGATAAAGAGATTCCAGCTCAGCCTGCTGCTGTGCCTGCTGGTTTCGACCCATGTCAAACAAGAAGCCCGCTTGCTGCTGACCAAGTTGCTGCGCCGTTTCACCCAAGGCACCTTGTCTAAGACCCAAAGTGCCAAGTGCTTCTCCGGCCTGCAAGCCTAGACCACCGTACTGTAGTCCAAGACTTCCCAAGCCTTCACCAATGCGGCTTCCCAACTCTGTTCCTTGCAGACCAAAGCGGCCCGCAGCTTCCGCAGCACTAAGTGCTGTTCCAGCACCGGCCTGACCTAGTTGTCCATATAATTGAGCGGCCTGCTGCGCTCTCTGAGCAGCGCTTTCAAAACCGGCTTGACGCATCTGGGCTGCGGTCCGTGCTTGTTGTTGCAAGACGTTGCGACCAAGTTCTGCTTCTGCAATGGCCGAACGAGATCCGCCAAAAGCACCCGCGCCTACAGCCTGTGCCCGTTGTCCCTGCTGCGCGATGTCGCCTTCGCGACGAATGTCCTGCATTGCCTGCTGAACAGCCGCATCTTCATAAGGATTAAAAAAGGCTTGTGCTCTGGAGGGGTCCAATCCCGCCATGCCCAAGGCCGCAGCTCCTTGTCCAAACCGACCGGCTTGCATTAGACCTTGTTGAGCCGCCGCCATTTGACCAGGCAGTTGCTGACCGGCTCGCGCCATGTATTGTGTAGCAGCTTGCTGATAGGGCTGTGCTCCGGGTAGAACGCCCGAAATCGCACCTTGAGCATCACCTATTGTATAGCCAGCCTGCTGGAGATACGGCAGGTAATTCCCAATCCCCGCCCCAGCTAGTCCTGTGGCAGCTTCTTGAAGACCCGACATTCCCGCAACTTGGCGAACAGGTAACTGCATGGGTTGCGAAGCCAAGTCTTGCGCGGATCTCAAAAGCCCTAGTCGATATGCTTCGACCTGTGGATCTTCACGCTGAATTACTGTTTGGGTTGTTTGCTCGGTCATTGCGCGGCTTTTCCCCTGCTCTCAAGATTTCTCATTACAGAGTACATGTTGTTAATGCCTTTGTTAAGGTCTCCGCCGCCAGCTCCTCGAACAGCATCCGTTGTCATGACAAACTCTCCGGGCATAAGCATAGCCCGTACACTGTCTTCGTCAGGGACGCCTTCGTAAGGCATTATGCCGCCGTTTCTACGGGGGAAAACTTCTCCGCCATGTTCCATACCCGTGACCACAAGGGGCTGGTCAAAAGGCGAATCGGAACTTGGAGGGGTCTGGTAAAATCCAAAAGTGGTAGGTGTTGCAACTTGTGCAAAGGTAGGCATTGCACCGCCGCTAGGAGAAACCAAGTAAGCAGAGGGGTCGGCTTGGAAAAGGTCTTGTCCCGTTTGCTGGAACATCGGATCTACTTCAGTTTCGTTTTCCGGTGTTTTAAAGCCACCCGCCGCAGCCAATGCTCCTAGACCTAACGCAGCTGTTGGCAGCGTCCGTCGCATAAAACTTGGTTGCGATGCGCTCATACTCTCGGCTACAAAAGTGTCTAGGTTATCCCCAGAAAAACCCTGCCTAATGCCCTGTTGCCGGAAAGAGGCCCGCATCTGAGCCTGTTCCATAGGGCTGCTCGGACCTTCTCCAAATAAGAAATCCCGAGCTTCTCCAAGAAACCCTTGAGAGCCGGCTCCCGTACCGGCTCCCGTACCGGCACTTTTTGCACCCGTAACACTCAGTTTTTCACCAAGTCCTACTTTTGGAGCAAGGTCTACTTTTGGAGCAATGTCTACTTTAGGTGTGATACGTGTCGCAGGACTTACCGAATCCCCCCGAAGCTTCATAACATCTCGGGTTGTGAGAGGTTGGGAGACACCATCAAATTCTGGTACTCCGCCTAGCTTTTCTTGGGAGAGAAGTTCGGACCGCGTTATTGCATAGTTTTCTTTTGGATCCAGTATAGACGCGTCTGGACCCGGCTTGGCAACTTTTAAGTCTGCATCCGGAGTTGCTGCTGCGGCACCGGCCCCCGTTCCGCCGAACATTGAACCTACTGACGCTTTAAGAGAACCGATGCCGCCGCTTAGACCACCCTGGAAACCACCTTTCTGGAAACCTTTTAGGAACCCGCTACCGAAGCTGCTTGCTGCGCCCATAAGACCACCGGTCAAACCCGCTTTAAGAGCGTCCCCAAGGTCTCCACCGTTCATCAAAGTAGCAATACCGGAACCCAAAGCACCCGCCGTAATTGCGCTTAGACCAAGACCGGCTGGTCCGAGGACCATGGGCAGAACGATAGGAGCTATCTTCTTAAATACTTTTACGACACCTTTGAAGGCTTTTGAGATGCCTTTGAAAAGCTTCTTAAAAAAGAACTCTGGCAAGCCGGTGTCGGGGTTCAAGCTGTTTGCTTCAGAACCAACGACATACCGTTGCGGATCTTCTACACCTTGTTCCCGCAAGTTGTTAAAGATGTCCTCACGAAGTTTCTCGTTACCTTCAATCAAAGCGCGTGGAATAATAAGCTCGCCGGTTTCAACGTGCGCTAGTGTGTCGTCTCCAAAACGACCGTAACCCGCCATCCGTTTGGCAACATCCGAGAACTCCGCAATGCCGGCTTCGCCAAACTCTTTCTTGGCGTCTTCGGCTTCCATAGCCTCAACTTCTTCTTCTGTACCAACAAAATCCGCGATACCGCCCTCGGGGACGATAAGCTCTTCAAATTTTTCGGCGGCTTCTGCCATCTAAAGCTCCAACTTTTGAGACACGGCTTTATCCTAACTATAAGCGCGTTTCACTAAGTAGTCCATAACCCCTGTTTAAGGCTGGGACGCGGTGATTTTCTCGACGAACTCGCCGTATTCATAAATGTCTAACTCAAGCTGACCGGAAGCCCGTAATGCGGATAAATCCTCCGTCGGAGCCCAGTCTGCCGTTGCCATGTCTATGCACCCGTCTATTGCAAGAGCGCGATCTTCGTCTGTGAAATAGGTGGCTCCGTCTTCGCCGACCTTGATAACTGCTGTAAAAGCCATTGCTTACCCCTATAACTTTTCAATTAATAAACGAGACTGGTTTGCGTTTAATGTAGTAGTTCCGCTATTACCGTCTCTAAAAGCCCGAACATCTAAAATATCATTGGCAGAGCAATTAACGAAATCTTCAACATAAGCGGTAGCATCGTTTACATCATTTGCTCGCCTTACGTAACTACCCCTGCCTCGCCCAGATTCCGCGGTACCGTTTTTAAATATTTGGACCTGTAGGCTTACGCGAAATGTGCTGGCCGTAAACGTAACTTGACCGTATATGCGGTAGACCCCCGCTACAGGAACCGTGATCCGTCCGCCGCTTTCCGTGAAAGAACCTTGGTTGAGAAGCTGCGAGTTAAAGTCTACCACGGTCGGTGTGTAGGTGGCATTGTGGTTTGTGGTGGTGTCCGTAGAGGTCGCTGAGTAATAGTATTTATTTGCTTCCGGATCTACGCCCGTTGCTATCGCAACTGTCCCGGATCGAAACGTCAGTCCCACAATGCCGTTTGCCGGGATTGCTACCGTAGCTGGGTTAGTAACGGCAGTACCGTTTACATAGATGGTTAGTCCGGAAGCAGGCGTCAGGGTTCTAGCCGTACCGTTCCCGTCAAAAAGTATTGTATCATCTTGCGCGAAAGTTCCGGACGGAACAGTCATGTTGCCCGTCATAGTAATTTTTTTGTTAGCATCAGAAAGCACAACCGTTCCTGTGGTGGTGCTGCCCGAAACTATTCGTCCAACCATCTCTGTGGCTTTTACTGTTCCGGAAACCTCAAGCGCTTCGGAGGGGCTTGATGTTCCAATTCCGATACGTCCGTTATCGTTAATACGAAAACGCTCTGTTGCATCAATAGCGAACGACATCGCGTTAGATGTAGCTATCTCAAACGCGCTGTTTATATTATCTGCTGGTGGCGACTTAATCTGAAAGGTTCTGTTTGGCGCGGCAGTTCCCTGATAGACCAGCGACAACAAAGTCCTGTCCGTGGTCCCCGTCTCAATCTCTAACTGTGTACCAGTCCACCGGAGGTCGGCGTCGCCTTCAATTGTGGTAGCGTCCGTCCATACAGCGATTTGATTGTTTGCGGGCGTTCCGGTGTTTGAGACGTTACCGCTGCCCCCGGCAGAGGCTGTTGTTTGCGTCGTACCATCAGGGAATTTTATGCCTCCTGTGGTGGACTCAATTACGCCTGCTACAGCCAGCTTCGAGGCCGGAGAGCTAACACCGATACCGACGTTACCACCGCTTGTGATACGCATACGTTCCGATGCGCCTGTCCCCGGGTCCGTGGTGCCTGTGTTATCGGTAAACCCCGTCTTAAACAAGATACCACCAGTGCTGCTGATGTTGTTTATCAACTCTAGGTAGTTGTTATTTAGTCGAACCGCGCCTTCGGTAATGCCACCATCAGCCTTGAACCAGAGCTGAGGAACATCCCCCTCGGCATTATTATCCTCATCAGCCTCAATGATGACGATGCAGTCACCCGAGTCGCCGGATGAGACGTGCAGATTCGTATCTGGAGCGGTTGTACCGATCCCTACATTGCCGACAGTATGGAATTCACCCTCAACCTTCACAGCGCCATCACGCACTACGATAGCGTTACCGGATGTGCGACCCTGAAGTTTAAAGCTCTCCGTGCCATCTGCTGATACGTCGGTATACATGATGAATTCCCAGTCGGGATTCGTCCGGTTAGCCATCTTCCATGATACACGTTTACTGCCGGTTGAAGCGGTATTGTAAAAGCGCATAGTCTGCTCACCATCCCCTTGGATGATGAAGTTAGGATTTGTGCCGCCAGCATTCGCAACCGTGAACACCCCTCCGACGGTCATATCGGACCCGTCCCACGTCAGATTCGCGTCACCCTCAATGGTTGTCGCGTTTGTCCAGACAGCCAGTTGATTGTTAACGGGTGTTCCTGTGTTTGAAACGTTCCCGCCACCCCCGGCAGAGGCTGTCGTCTGCGTGGTGCCGTCGGGAAACTTGACGCCGCCCGAGGTAGATTCAATCACCCCTGCGACGGTTAGCGGTGAGGCCGGGGAGGTTGTGCCGATCCCTACACGACTGTTAGCGATGTCTACGTATAAAGTGCCGTCTGCCACCGCTTGATTAGAGCTGTTCCCGACAAACAAACGGCCTGTGTTAAGATTAGGCACAGCATTTGTACGGCCCGCACCCATAATAAAGATGCTACCAGCAGATGCGTGAGATCGTGTAACCTTAGCCAGCTTTTGGAGTTGAGAAGATTCCCCTGTCGGGGGTGTGTCAGACAGCACACCCGGCGTGTTAGAGACAAAAAGCTCGTCTCCTTCCGAAAAGGCCGAGGTGTTCAAACCTTCTAATATTCCACTGGTGTAAACATCAACAGGGTTGTTTATTGATGCCGCCGCCGCGACAACACCAAAAGCAGGCATTTCGGCGGGCACGTCAGCATCCGCCTTAAAAACTATGGTTGTATTGCCCGAGATACCATTAAGGTAAACAACGTCGCCTTTCGCCAGCGCCTCGCCTGCTTTAGCCTTAAATAAAGTAGCGCCTCGAAGATCACCGATAAATTCGTCGGCTTCCACATTGCCCGTTACAACAAGTTCTTGACCGTCCCACGTAAGATTGGAGTCACCTTCAATGGTTGTCGCATTCGTCCACACAGCAAGCTGATTATTTAAAGGTGTTCCTGTGTTTGAAACGTTCCCGCCGCCTCCGGCAGAAGCTGTCGTCTGCGTGGTGCCGTCGGGAAATCTAATACCGCCTGAAGTACTTTCGATTATTCCACCAACGGTGAGCTGGGTGCCGTTCCACGTAAAGCTGGCGGACCCGCCAATAACGTTTGTCTCTGTGAAAAACGCAACTTCGTTTACGCTGCCTGTGCCGTCGTGATCGACATTGGAAGCTCGTTCCTGCTGAACAAAAACAGAGAAGTTTCGAACAAGATCCGCAAAGAACCGTTGGTTGTACTCAACCGGCGGATTACCGAAAAACGGTATCGCTGTCTTTCGGCTCATCTTTTTCCATCCTGCCTTACGTCAACCCGAGGCGTACCAAGACGCCAAGCTGTTCCTGTTTCATCTGAGGATATCTTCAAAGAGAAAGATCGGCCCCGTAACCTAACAAAAGCTTGCTCCGTAAACTGTTCTACCGGAACTGTTGCAGATTGCTGGATGGGGCTGTCGGTAGTCTTACTGTTGGAAGACCCTGGAAACCTTTTAACCGCCAGTGTGAAATCAACGGAAGGGTTTGGCTCGGAGGATCCGTCAAACGTAATGTCCGGTATCATCCGTCGGATAAACAAGAACTGGTCCCCGTCCCCAATGCCTGCCGAACTGCTTTCGATAAAGGAGCTAATCGGCGAAGCCGGGTTTGTGCTGCCGTCGTCCAGACCAAAGTCATGGTTGTACAAGTAACCGTCGGTGCTTGCAGCAATGGGATATTCTTCAGTGCCTCGATCTATCCAGAAAGTTCTAGGCAAACTTCCGTAAAACCAAACCTGTTCGAGATAGTTAAACACCACGTACTTATCTAACTCTTCCGAAGATGCCGACGGGTAGAACCACCAGATCTCAGAGAAGGTTGAGTTTACAGAGGCAACTACCTTCTGTGACTGGCCCTCGTTGAAGTCATTAAACACATAGGATCGAACGCTACACGGAAGCTTTTGAACTTGACCGGTGTAAACATAGAAATCTTGCTTACCCATCCAGAATACCGAATCGTCCACCGCTGCAGCAGACATCGGTCCCATGATAGTCGTGTTTTCTGCAATTGTTTGCAGACCAAATGTGAACGGGGGACCAACAAACTGCATAGCTTGCAGCGATACATCTGTGAATATCAGGATCTGCTGACGTGTCTTTACAGCCGTAACAATCTCGGTGCCCGAACCAAGACGCAAGTCACCCGCAGTGTTTGTGGCGAGAGATTGCCAGATCAAAGGATTGGCCTGATCCGAGAAGCGTATCAACAACGGGTCTAATGTCCCAGGAGCCGCCTCTGTGCCAGTGCCAAAAACAATTACGTGCCGATCAATGTCGGAGACCATAACCTGCTTGGCTACCGTGGGACAGGTAGCGTCACCACTCAACGAGTCTAAGGTGACGGCTCGTGCTAACGGGGCAGAGCTAGTGCTTTTGTCCCAGTAGTAAATGTTTGAGTCACGTACATTGAAGATCAAATCTTCGCCAAAGCTGTCATGGCTCCAGAGCCGCAAAACTTCACCGGTTGTTGGTGAGGTGGCCGCCGATCCCCAGCCGCCACGACTCCAAGTTCCAGCGCCCCAACCAGTACCTAAAACTGTTGTGTCGAGGCCCGTGGTCAACTGATATGCACCCACGGTCGAACTTCCGCCATTGCCGGTGTCACTTCCATTGGCAACAACCAACGTAGGAACAATCTGACCGTTCACCGTGATGCTTGCAATAGTGGACACCGTACGGGCTTGGATAGTGTAGGTGTTAGGCGTAGGGACCGAAATAACTTGGTATTCTTGGTTTAGGACCGCAGCGGTAATGTTACCGCCCAAGGACACCGCGCCAGAAAAAGTTACGAAATCGTTGATGTTTGCCGCGTGGTTGGCATCCGTCACTGTTATGGTGGAAGACCCGTTTGTTGCGGCAAAGGTAACATCTCCCGCAGCTGTTGTGCTTCTTAGCGGTGTAATGTCTTCAAACAGACCGCCCTCGACGAGGTAGTACTTAAGGTTCGTTCCTACGCCAAGATATTGTGTCTTATCCAAGGCAACAAACGGTAAGATGCCCCGACAGATGCCTAAGAAGCTGGAGGCGGCGTACTTAGCCCAGCCACCAAGCTTCTCTACTGTCCCGAACCGAAACCTAATTTTGTCACCGTCAAACCAGCCACCTTCGTTGGAGTACGAAGTGATTTCTCGGTTTACACCCGGTTTAAAATTAAGCTTCGTTAGAGGCATAGCTAAGAAACTCTTTCTACATAAAAAGTTATCGTTCCTGAATCAAGAACAGATCCAGAGCCTTTTCTTATCTCAAATAAAACCTGAGCCGAGCTGCTTCCCGCGCTAAACTGGGTTTTGCTCCAAGTGCGGTTTGAGGTTAGCGCCAACCAAGACCCAAAAGTACCGGACGTCATTGTTCCACTAGAAATCGTAGCCCTGATTTGATAATCATCCGGCGCTGCCGATGTCGGGTCAATCCAGTCGGTAGAGTATCCCGTACCCGAGCTAAAAACCGACGAAGTTGTGCCGTCGTTTTTAAACGTCACCGAGGCCGTTGCGCTAGCTCCAAATTGGACATAGGTGATCGTTCGGTTTACGATGGTTACCGTCGCGCCCGGATCCTCCGAAGTAGATCCCAACGTAGCTATCAAGGCGTTGAGGATAATGCTCATTACGACACGTTCCCGAAGATATGGCACTCCGTAGCAGTTCTGTACAATACACCCATCGTGCTGTTAGCCGCAAGCGTTACGGAAGCGGTGTCCGTACCGTTCAAAAACATCGCCAAGCCGGATCCTCGGGTTATTGTCCGGCCGGATATTGCTGTGCTTATGATAACAATGTCCCGAGCCGTGAAGACAGAAGCAGGGAGCGTTATGTTGCCCGTGGCTAAAACAATATCATTGGCGTCGTTGGCTGTTAAAGTGCCTGTTGTGTTAGAAGAGGGTGTTGCACGGCCATTCACCTCAGTAGATGACAACGTAGTCCCGTCAAAAGTTAGGGCTGCCACCCCCTCGACTGTTGTGGCATTAGTCCAGACAGCAACTTGGTTGTTGACCGGAGTGCCTGTGTTTGAAACGTTACCGCCCGCAGATTGAGCATCCACATACGCTTTAACGGATTGTTGCGTTACCAGCGCTGTAGCGCTGTCACTAGCCATGTTGTCCTCGTCAAGGATGTTCGTGACAGTAGTAGCGCCCGTTCCTTTCAAGCTAGCAACCGTAACCAACCCAGAAGCAGTAACCGTGGTGAACGTACCGGCAGCCGCCGAGTTGGCACCAATAACGGCTCCGTCAACGGAGCCCCCGTCAATATCTACTGTAGTAAAGTTACCTGCGGCTGCTGAGTTAGCGCCGATGGTAGCACCATCAATAGACCCACCGTCGATGTCTACAGTAGTAAAGTTACCTGCCGCAGGTGTCGCACCGCCAATAGTGGTTCCGTCGATAGACCCACCGTCAATATTGACCGTCGAAAAAGTACCTGCCGCAGCCGAGTTAGCGCCGATGGTCGTACCATCAATAGCGCCCCCATTAATATCCACCGTGGTTGCCGTGATCTTCGTAACCGTCAGATCCGCAAAAACATCTGTTACCGTCGCTGCGCTGTTACCACCACCATCAAACTTAAGAACAACATCAGCCCCGTTAGGGATCTCAAAATCCCGAGCCGCGTTGTACGTTCCTTGGAACGCAATAATGCTTCGATTGCCAGAAAGACTGTTTCGGATGTGAACAATCTTTTCCGCAGTCTCCGGCGTTAGCCGCACATAAGCAGTACCACCCAGATCGCCGCCATCAGAATACTCAATGTACTTATTGTGGCCGGCGCTTGTAGAACCGCTGTTTATCGGTAAATCGTTTGGGGAACCCGTGCTTCCGGTACCCGCCAACGTTATCACTTGGACCCCGTTTACCGACTGGTCAATAATGTCAAAGTTGACGTTGGTCGTAGTACCCCAAGTACCCGACTGCTCGCCATTACCAATCTTCTCAATACCTAAGTTGGTGGTGTACGTACTAGCCATCTTGTATGTCCCTATCCAATTCTAATGATCGCGCTGTTTGCATCCGCCGTCGGGAAAACAATCGTGAAGTTACCGTTACTGGTCGTCCTGTCCGAACCAAAATCTAATACAGCACAAGCTGGGTTAGTCACCGCAATAGAGGCTGTGTTTGGAGTTGAGTTGTAAATTAAAGCGCCGCGAGCCGTGATCGACGACGAGCTGAACGTAAGATCAGAAAAATCAGCAAACCCGGTACCGCCCGCCGCCGACGGGTCTATGTTAGTAAGCGCGGCACCACCTGCGGAATACCCGGCTCCCGAAGCCTCACCCGAAGTTGTGTAGGCTGTTGTATCCGCATTTAGAGTTGCGCTGCTTGTATACAAAGCAAGTTTAAACGTGTCACCGCCACTGGCAGCAAAGTCGTGAACCCCAAATAGAAGCTCTTTTTTAAAACTTGTGCAGAGTACGTTACCAGTAATTGCCACGTCTACAGATCCTTTACTAACTCGGCGAGCTTGGGATGTCCCGCGCTCAACAAAGCATTATACACCGTAAGCCTATCATTCCTAACAGCTTCGTGCATGTAAAAGTTTACAGTCGCCTCTACCGCAGACTGAAACGCATGTGCTTGATCACGAATAGCCGGCGGAGCAGTGTCTGCAACAGAAACAATTTTCTTTGCACACCGATCCGACAGCTCTTCCGGGGTGAAGCCCCTGCTATCTGTTGTTATGACTTCTACCTGCATTACTGTTTCTGCCTCACAACTTTACCCGTCATGAACTCGTCGTTTACTTCTTTGGCTTCGCCAAACATCTTGAGAGCAACAAGCGCTTCGCCAAAACGTTTTTCATACAAGGCCGTCAGATCCGACTCACCCTTCATGTATGTGTAAGCTTCAATCAAGCTGCCGTAGAGCATAGCGATCTCGGCGTTCTCACTCAGCCACGTAGTACCGCTTTCCGCACCCGCCGTCAGGCTTGTCGGACGATAGAAGTAATGTATCTCTGTCGCGTAGTTGCTGTCAGGGGTTGGGCCGATAATAAAGTTATCAATGTCAAAAACAGCGTAGAAACGAGGGCTGCCTGTAGTTGCAGGTTTCGGGTGAAATGTTTGAACAAAGCTAGGGTCCTTAAACTCTAGAAACTGGTGGTCCCCACTAGCGTCAACATAAGACAAAGAAAAAGGTGCCAAGAAGTCGGCAGGTGCAGCAAACAACCGGTTACCGGAGGAAAACGTACTCGTCACGTTTTTACGGAAAAGACTTAGCTGAACATTCTTCAGAATACGCTCTTCTGCCTGCCGAATAAATATAGGCAGGTTGTTTACGAAGGACGTTTCCGTGTTCTCCGTATAATCCTGTATCGCAGATTTAAGCTGTGCGTATGTAAAACTCATGACGTGGTCACCGTAACTGTTCCTGCAAAACCATAGGCGGTAGCAGGCTTTAAACTGTTGTTCTCAACCAAAGGCACACCCACAAAAACTCTCAGGGGCTCTACTCTGTCCGGTCTCGGGTTTTGTAAAGCTTGCGGGTCGGTCGGGGTAGTTCGAGGCTCTAGCTGCGGGTGCTTGGGCTCATACTCATCCGGTCCAACTAGTAACCCGTTCCACTCTTCTTTCATGACGTGGTACGGATATCGTTGACCCGATCTATCTGAGATCGCGTAGGACTTTCTTCCTGATGCAAACTTTCCCATAGATCACCTGTAATACGCAGCGTGTGGACTGATGTTAAAAGACGACCGATCACGGTCCTCGCTCGCAGCTCTTTCGAACTCTTCTTCGTAAACAGCCTTGAGGATCTGTATCCGTTCCGGCGCTTTCTTCATAGAAATGTAGTAGGCTAAACCTGCCGCAAGGCATGGATAGAACCGGAAAGGAACATCCATTGTGTTTGTGAACGTATCCGCGTCCTGTATCCGCGTTAACGCATCGTAAACAATTACGTCAGAGCTGTTGTCCGGCACAGGCCACACCTTCAGGTTGGGTGTAATCTGACGATCCAGAAAGAACTGGCTGGGACGTCCCGAAGTGGTTTTGTTTGGTATGTTCAGAAAGTCCGACCGGCTAAGTCTTTGCAGGCTGTAATCCGTGCCGCTTCGACGGACCGTCAGCGAAAGAATGTCTATGATGTCCGGGTCTAACGCATAGTCACCGTCATTGGCGGCAACCGTAAAAGTTCTCTGCTTCACCGTCCACTGGTTCAAGCCCCGGTTTGCCCAGTCCGCCAACAAAAGGTTAAGCGATCGCTTCGCCGTCTTAAGGTCGTCGCCCGTGCGAGGTTCTAAGCCACAACGCTCGAAAGCCTCTTCGATATAGTCTGTTACGTCCAGCTCAAAGTTGGTGCTTCCAGATGTTGTCATTACTTTTTCCTAAACTCGGGAAACAGACCCTTTTGTTACTTTTCTGCGATTTGAAAGGATAGACCCGCAGCCCCTTGCTACAACACCACCTTTTGCCATTTTACGTACTTTAGCGGCCCGTGTGTTAGACACAACCTGCTTGCCCTTGCCGCCTTCGCGTTTTTTCTTCTTAGCCGTAGAAGCTCTTTCAGACTTACTAAGGCTTTGAGCTTTCTTCCGGGGCAGACATCGGTCGGGGTTTTTCTTGTTTTTAGACGTTCCGCACTCGCCCGCAATGTTGCCACTGCTGTCTATTCGAACCCAGTCCTCATCTAGCCACTTCTTTAACTCACCCATCTACTTGCCCTTTCGCTTACCGCCTTTGGACTTCTTGGCGTAGTTTGGGTCTTTACAATACTTAGAAGCCGACAAGTTCGCGTAAGCTGACGGGTACGTGTCAAAAGTCCTTTTCGCCCAAGCCTTGCCTTCAGGGCAAATCTTGCTGCCTTTAGACTTCGCAGAAACTTTGCCGCCCTTTTTAAAATAAGTTAGGCCCCGAGGGGTAGCTGTTTTATTTGGCACTTTTTGCTCCCTTACACTTCCACCGCTTCCGGCTCAGATTGTTGGGCGTGTTCGGATCGTTTTGTTTTTTCTTAGACAGACGTTTCTTAATGCCCAAGGATCTAGCGCAATAGGCGTCACCTTTAGAGGTGCCCGGCTTTACACGCGGACCACCGCCCTTGGCTTTACCAGCCTGACCGTAACTTACCTTCTTACCAGAAGAGGTTACCTTAACCTTTGCTTTGCCCTTAGACGGTTT